GCCCTACATTTTTCAGCGCTCATCCGGTATTCCATAAAATCGTAATGTTTTATATCCATAATCTTCTCGACGCGCCCACCGTAATACCAGCAGTCCTTCAACCCTAGTACGATATCTACATATGGGTGGTTGGTATCGGATGTTCCATAGGCCATCTCACATTCTTTAACTAAATCGGGCTTCCATCTGCTCTCGACAAATAATCGTGCGATTGGTAGGCCAGTTTTATCTTTGAGGGTTATAACGGCCTCGTTTTGGAGTTTTTCGTGTTCTTTTACTCCTACCGGTAAAACTATTGGGAGGGGCCAGACACTTCCGTCGCAGAGCCGGCAATTTTCTACAACAGAGTTGTAATCAGCTTCTTTGAGAAAACCATTAAGTGGGGCAAAACCTCCTAACAGAATCATTTCAAGGTCGCATAATATACGGTCTTCTAATGTAATTGAATTGTTCATATTTATACAAAAATAAAAATATGACGAATCTGACGAATATAACTTTTTTAGAAAAAAAGTTGGTGGATAAAAAATATTATTTTTAACTACAATCAAAAAATTAAGATAACTTTTTTCTAAAAAAGTTATCTTAATTTTTTGATTATTTCTTTCAACCTTTTAATTTCGGCCTCTTGTTCAATTATTTTCGCCTTATATTTATCGATAGGATCATTCAGTTTGAAGAAGCGGGTTGTGTGGATAACCTTCCCGTTTTTATCATATGTATATCTTTGTGCGCTAAATGTTCCGTTATCTTTTCCTTGGAGAACAATATATTCATTCGAGATACGTAGTATATTTCCTCCTAAAATGAATTTTTCGCAGTTATTTTTGACATCCCATCGAATATATCTGACATTTGACCCGATTGGTATGGAATTGATATCTTCTTCTTCAATTTCGGTATAATCTTCTAATTTTTGTTGGATTACTTCTTCGTCTTGTAGGGTATCAGTCAGCGTTTTTTTGGGTCTTTTATAACTAATTTCGGAGAGTCGATGTAGTGGTAGTATAGATGACATTTGTATAATTATAAATATAAATATATAAATCTTTTTATATTTATAATGAATTATATTTATAATGAGTTTTATCGCATATCGAAGGAGTATCGTATATGGAATCGCTTTATAAACACGGTTAAATACGTCGGAATTCTCGACACATTTTCCGATAATTCCCTTTTCCATATGAATCAAGTTATTGATAATGTCTGGGTTTCTAATTTACCAAGAGAGCGCAATCATCAAATAATTCGTCAGTTTGATTTAATTATTAGTTTTTTGGACAAAGATGAGGTCGGCATTACAGAGACAGCTTGGATAAATGATGTTCCTCATATAAGCTATCATCATATACCGGCTGTTGATTACAATCCTCTCACTATTTCAAATTACAAGGAGATGAATGATACTATTGATTATTATCTCGAATGGAAACCATCCGCCAAGATATTATTACATTGTTATAGTGGGAAGGGGCGTAGTAATAGTGGGGCCTGTGCATATATTATATATAAACATCGTAAATCATCAACCGAAGCAATAAACATAGTGGAGAGTAAGATTCCTCGAAGTAATATGAATCAATTACAGCAGGATTCGCTTCATTCGTATTACAAGTCATTATTGTAGTTTATAGTTTATAATTTAAGAATTCGTTCTTAAAAAACAGTTGTTCTTTTAAGAATTTCTTATTTCAATGAGGACACGACCCGTACTTTTGATAACCACTTGAAAAACATTTTCGTTATCGGAAACATCACAGAATCGGTCAAGATAGCATTTTATGCAATAACCAGTCTCTCCGGAACTGGAAGTGTAATGTAAGAAATGAAATTCTTCATTACAAAATGAGCATTTTGGACATTGTCCCTCGCGAAAGAAACTGCTGTCTGGATGGTCAGATGGTAATGCGGAGCTCCAACATATGACCTTCATTTCATTTTGAATATCCGCGATGGTTCGCAGTTGTCTTTCACGTCTTTCTTCTCTTTGTCCCTCAACAAAGACTTTTCCACCATCATCATAGACAGTTTCTAAAAAAGTTGAAGTTATAGTTTCAGTAGTATCTTTTCTTTCCATTTTTAGAATACCAAATAAATTCATCTCTATTTTAATCAATTTTTTCAAATTCATCCTAATATAAAAAATCAAATCTAATATAAAACAAGCAACCATTCACATGATTTATAAAAATTTACTCTTCTTTCATATACCGAAGGCTGGGGGGTCCTCAATAGAGAAGATGTTGCTTGGCCGACATCGCTCCCTCGATTTTGTTATACATACTATTTTTAAGGATACTAAATTTTCGAGGTGGATGGTTGGTTCGATGCGGAATCGTGATTGGCGCCGTTTCGTCTTTGGACTCGTCAGTATTTTTATGACTGATATCAAAAATCTGTGGGGGATAAGGGGTCAAAAGGTTTTACATCATTTGACGTATTTGGACATATATCGCAAACCAAAGACTTATTTAAAGAAGAAGAAAAAGCTCTCAGATTTTGTCAAGTTTTGTATAGTCCGGAATCCGTATGACAGGATGATAAGCGCCTATCATTTTTTGGGAAACAAATTGACATTTACACAATTCATTAATTGGGTATATGCTGAGTTGGACAATTATTACCGGCACAATGTTGATCCGTTCGTGGTTATATTACCGCAGTGGGAGTTTGTTATTAATGAGAACGGCACGAATGGGATGGATGAGGTCCTCCGGTTCGAGAATTTATCGACTGAGTTTGAGGTTTTCAAGAAGAAGTATGATTTACCAGATACGATGATGCTTCCACATATAAATAGCCGGAAGCGTAGTAAAACATTGATTTCTTATTATACACAGGAATTGGCGGATATGGTATATCATATGTATAAGTGGGACTTCAAGATGTTTGGTTATAAGAGGATTATGTTATCTAAATCTAAAAAGGTGTAGTTCTTATTCTATTTTTTTATTTCTTGAAGATTGATTGTTTTGTTCATAATTCCGAGGATTTCTTTGTCGTGAGTGATAACGATTAGTGTTTTATTCTTGGTCATATCGTCAATCATACGAATCATCTTTTTCCGCGTAATAGCGTCTAGACCAGCGAGTGGTTCATCAAATATAATGACGTTCCCCTTTTTCAAGATACCTCTTACATTCATGATTATTTTCTGCATACCACCGCTCATCGATTTCCCTTGATTTCCGACGTCCGACATAAGCCCCTTTTCGAGATTTTGAAAATTGACGTCTAGCCCGTATTTTTTGACAAGGTCGATTAGTTTTTTATCATCGATTTTATTTCCATATTTCATATTGTCCAGCACGGTCCCGTTAAGTAATTGGGTCCTTTGGTTGATATAGTTGATATGACTTCGCAATACTTCTGGCTCGATTTTTTGTATGGGGACTTTATTAATCGTAATAGACCCTCCACTTATGGGAAGGAGCCCGAGTAGTAGTTTCATTAGGGTCGATTTTCCGGAACCGCTTTGTCCGATAATTGCGACTCTTTCATTCTTTTTGATTGTAAGAGAGAATCCCGAAAATATAGCCAGATTATTACTTTCTGCGACATCACCACCACCTCCGCCACCTCCGTAAGAATATGATATATTATCAACTATGATATCCCCGTTCAATTTCGGATTTTTCACATATTTATTATTTTTCGAGCGGAGTATATCATTCAAAAACTCTTCTGAGTTTTTAAGAATACCTAAATTCATTAGTTGTTCGGGGGTCCAGCTGTTTATATTAATGAGGAATCCGAGAAAGTAGATAATGATGAGACTGACCGTGATGAATCGCTGGGGCGTGAATATTCCCTTGGCAAAGTTGTAATAGGCGATTCCGATAATGATTGAGAACATGATAACTGACATTACACAAGTGGATATCTGCATATTATTAATCAGGTCGAGTTGTTTATTGTAGTAGTCAGTGTGTTCATTTTGGGCGCTTTGTGTTTTTTGGAGTTCTTTATTTTTTTCGTTATTGAGGTATATATTCATCAGATTTTCGAAACTATCGTGAATTCTTTCGGACATATCTAGGAATTTCCCTTCACGAATCGCGGAAATCTCTATAATTTTCACACTGAAAAAGTAGGATACAATAGCCATAATAGCGACTGATATTGTTGCGATGAGCCCAATTTTCCAGTCTATAAAGTAGAGGTATATGTTGACGATTCCAATTGTAAGCGCAAGTGGGATGAGACAGGTTGCTACGTAGAAGAAGACGTCTTTCATATCGCGGGTTAGATTGAATAGTCGGTTGATATTTTTGGATATTTTGATATCTTGGTAGTTATTTTCGTAATTTTCGATTATTTTGGTGAAAAGGACGCGACGGGTAAATTCTAAATATGTGGGAAGGATTTTACCGATGAGCCAGTTTTTGATATAGTAGAATACTTGGATGAATAGCCATACGCCGATGATGAATAGGATTATTTTACCGACTCGCCGGAGGAGTTCGGGGGTTGCCTTCCCGCCTGAAACAGTATTATAGAGGCGCCCGTATAACTCAGGGATTGCTATACTTTCTATGGGGAATGTTAGGAGAGTTATGAGGATGAAGCCAGTTATAATTCCTTTATTTTCATTTAGATAATCGGAGACTAATTCTTTATACATATATATAAATATCAAAGATATTTATATCAATACATATTATTTATTAAATAAAACTTATCTATATTTTCTTTTTACTAAAATGAATTATGTATTAATCGAATATTTAATTCCTTTTTTATAATAATAATAATGGATCCAACTAAGCCGGTTCACGCAATCGCCGTTTTCACGGACCCAACAAACATACATGGTATCGTTAAGTTTACAGAGGATTTGGAGAATAATCAGGTCAAGATTGAACTTAACATCATGGGATTAAGACCCAACTCACTACACGGTTTTCACGTCCATGAGGCGGGGGATTTGAGTGATAAATGCACGAGTATGTGTGCGCATTTTAATCCTTTTAACAAAACACACGGGTGCCCGAATTCGAAGGTTCGCCATGTGGGTGATTTGGGGAATATAAAGACGAACCCGAAGGGGGAGGCCAAATATAGTTTTTGCGATAGTGTTATCAAGTTGCGGGGGACGAAGTCGAATATAATTGGGCGTGGCTTAATCATTCATGAGGATGAGGATGATTGTGGGAAGGGGGGAAATGCGGAGAGTTTGAAGACGGGGAATGCGGGGAAGAGGATTGCGTGTTCGGTTATTGGATACGCTAAGCAGAACTTTTTATAATATAATTAAACTCCTTCTAATCGACAGGTAAAAAAACAAATTTTTTTACTGGGAAGAAGGAGGGGTCATGACTCCAACGAGGAAGTCAATATCTTCCTCACAAAGACCGATCTTTGTGAGAATTTTGTGGAAGTCCTCAATTGTAGTCTCGGCAATAGACTTGTCAGAGTCTAACAGACCAAGACCTTGGAGAAGGCTCTTCTGATCATTCAAGGTTCGAAAAGCCTCTTTGCGTTCGCTGTTGACTTCAAGAAAGAAGTCCAATATGCTCAAAAGAAGTCGTTGGAATTTATTATTCTTCCCGTTGAAGATGAACTCTCCACTTAAACACAAGTCTGGAACATTGCCGAACTCGTGTTTCTTGAAGTCAAAGTCGATCCAAACGACTTCTCCATTTCCATCAACACCAAAGTTAACTTTCTTGAAGTCAGTCGGAGCAAATTGCCCTTGGCCTATTGGAATAAAATCCCGCAAGAGAGAAATGATGCATCTGAGATACCTCTGAACATCTTTGTCAGTAAGAGCAGAGCATTCCTCTTGCTCTACATTCATCTCCCAAATATCACCATTTTTGAAGATGGTGATCCCGTCTACACGGGCGCATTGAGGATTCCCATGAGATCGGTTAAAAGCAGACAACATCTTCAACAAATCTTTGTTGTCAATGTGTTTGCGAGTCCCGCGGTTATTTCCGTTGGTTCCAAGACGGTATACCTTCCGTACCTTTTCTTTACCTTCCATCTTAAAGACTTCCGCCGATGAGCCCTCTCCAATTTTCTTCTCCGAAGAAGGTTTTATCGGCTGACTTGGAAGGATAGGCGAAAGAACATTAATTTCGGATGAAGATAGCGTTTTCAGAAAATCAGGAACTGGAACCGCAAACTTTGTTATTTGAGGATCTGGTGAAGCCCAATTCATGATGAATGCTTTCGGAGAAGGAGCTGCTCTCTTTGGTGGAGAACTCTCCGAAATCCCTGTATGAGAGACCGATCTTTTCTGAGGAGATGGCGTCTCATCAGAAGGAGATAAATTCATATCAGAAGGAGATTCAAATGAGAAACTCCTCGGAGGAGACTCAAAATTAAGAGTTTGTTGATTAATATTCTCTCTGTTCATTTTTGTATTAAGCATAAACAGATAAATTTTAAACATTTCCCCCATCAATTTTTACGAAATCAGGATATTATGGGTCGCGTATATTTTGAAGCATTTCATCAAAAAATCGCGGTTGAGTAGTAGGTCCATAGTGTTATCAAAGTTGAATTTCCCCAAATTGATGAAGTCGCATTTTACATTTAAATCATCGCTAATTTCTTTTTGTTGGTAGTGTAATATCATCGTCATACAAATCATTATGAAGTGTTTGGATAATTCCCCGTATTTATCGAAAGTGTCTATCACGTAGTTAGCTATTCCAATCCGGTATTCCGACGCGTTAACTATATTAGCCTTCCCCATCTCACGGTCGACCCGCATATCCGTCAAGTCGTCAATCAGCTTTATTGCGCAACATGTCGCGTCGTATATTTTCATGAATTCATCATCCCGCCTTTTTCCTTCAATAACGTCGATTTTCCATTGGTCAATATCGAGGGCGTAGATGTATATATTCATCGCCGCTTTTGATTTCATAAAATTGCGCTCAACTGCGGAAGCACCCCTAGACACCTCCCCATAGAACTGCGCAAACATCGCGCGAAGCCTCCGTATTATTTTTTTATACACACTCCGGTCGCAACTTTTCTTAATACCGGCGATACATTTACCTACAACGTTCCTTTTACTAAACCCCGCGACGGTTTCCCCCGCAAAGAAGCGCGCGCATTCATCCCACCACGAGACCCCAGCCCCGCCGCTTTCGACAATGACCCAAAGTCGCGTTAGGTAATCGTATAATTCGAAGTTTTTTATTTTCCCGATGTTCATTCCCATGAGGATGACGAAGCAATTTACGAAGTAGTCCCGCAACAGTTTATCCCCCATCTCCATTTTATTCGCCACAACAAACGCGTCAAATTCGATACATTTCCGTGAAAAGTAGTGTAGGACGTATTTCACGTATACTTCTTCGGATTTGAGCCCACTTCCGATGACGACGGCTTCGTTAATGATATATGGTAAGACAAACGCAACCTTATTAAACACGGGTAAGTTTATAATTTGAACGAGTTTCTTTGCGAACGGAATGATAATCGAGCTCGTATTGTATAAAAACTTCTTTTGGTATGATGTCCAGTCGATAAAGTATTTACCTAATTT